TTAGATGCAACAGATGCGTCTAAAATTTCTTTAGCGGCTTCAGAAAGATTGAATTTAGGCATTTTAGAAATCTCCTTGTTTTTCTATATTGGATATTTATAATTAAAGTTTTTTTATGAAGTTTTCAAATATACGTAGACTAACTTGTTCAATCTCTTTTCTACTCGCTTGTTTAATTTGACGAATAGCTTGAGTTTGATCCATTTCTGTCCAAACGCCATCTACTAACATCCATTCTTTACCTTCCATGATACCCTCAACGAATGCTCCGGGTGCGGAAGGATCTGCTACAATATCGGCCGCTGTGGCTAGATAAAAGTCTGGCTGAACAACATTGATGCCATTCACTTGTTTGAGTGAACCCATACCTCTAGATGAAACCCCAAGTTGTGCTCCACCTTCGATAAGTTTTTTTGCAATATTGCCCATAGGTGTTTCTAACACTTTTGCTTTACCAATCCACTGAGTACCATCTTCACGCAGTCCTGTAATTAAAATTGCAACACGGTCTAAGTTGATTGTAGGAGTATCAGGATGTCCTAATTCTCCAAAAGCACGATTTTTATTGATATATTCTTCTGTATAACGATGAACTTCTTTTTTCATCGTATTGTATTCGTATAAACGACCATTTTTATTCTTCTTTTCTGCTACAAGAAATGGACCTTCAATGTACATTTGTTTTTGTCCGTCTTTATCTTCTGTAAGATAATTAACTGTGTCAAAAACTTCTTTGATGAGTTTCATATTCCCATTGCCTTTCTTTTACTTAAAGACCTTTGTCTTTTTCTTAGTGCTTGTTGTAATTTTGCTCTGCGTTTAAATTTAGCTTTACGGGCACCTAATTTTCTTTTTTGTTGTTCTTGCGATGACATGCGTACTAATTTACCACCACGTAAAGTATATCCTTGTATGGCAGAAAATTTCTTTCTAGTTTGTACTTTGCCACCACGAACACGAACTCTTACTACCTTAGTTCTACCAGAGCGTTGCACATTTTTAGCTTCATCTAATTCTTCTATATTTAAATCACAATCTAACTCATCAAACATTTCTGAAACAAGTTCAACTCTTTTTTCAAAAATCTTTTCTTCAATTTTTTGATTAATAATAGCTTCTAACTTCTCTTTTGCTTCAGTGAAGTTATTATCAAAAATTAAACTAACAATATCTTTCATTTAATTATGGTGTGATACTATATGGTGGATAGTTAAATGCTGCTGGATCATTAAACTGACCACGCTGATAGTATGCATTATCTTTACGCAGTTCTAGAATGATTGTATAGCTTGCATTAGCAACTTGGCCTCTAGTGTGAATACTGATATCACCATTTGTATTTGCATTTACACTTGGATTCCTAATTGTAATCCAGTTACCTGCACCGTCGTATTCTCCGTTACCTTGCATGAATATAATTGGTACACCAGAATCTGCTTCTGCTAAAGGACTATTATTTGCTCTCCAGTATAATTCTACTGATCCTGATCCTGTATCTGTATCATACCAGCAACGGTTAACAGTTAATCCATAATATGGTTTAGCCGTATTGCTCACACTCAAAGCACTTCTTAGCGGAACATTATTGGCATCTAGAGCACCATACAATGTGTTTGCTTGAATTCTAGCAATATTTTCTTCTTGTCCCGAACCATCAAAAACACCAGTTAATTTAATAACTGTCATTTGAGTATCATCTTTTAATACTTGATATGAAAATGAATTAGGCATTTCTTAATCCTTAGCTTTATAAGTTACATGTTTCCAAGCAAAGTCTGCTACTTTTTTAAAATGTGTTTTGCTCTTATGAGCCATATCTGAAATCTTTTTCTTGTTTTCATCGTTAACAGCACCATGAACTTTTAATATTGCATTTGCTGTCTGTGCATCAACTTTCATTGAAGAACCATCTTTAAATTTAACTGATTTGGCAGCATGATTATTTACAATATTCTGTAAATGATGCATAACATTTTCTTCTAATGGCTCTGCTTCTACTATAGATAATTCTGTTTCTTCTGCTGCCCAGTTCTTAACATAGTATGGTATAGTAATATACTTATTTAACTTGTCTACTTGATACAAGGCAACACGTTGTCCATTTGGAAACTCACGAATGGATTTTCTACGCATAATCAAAACTGGAGGAGGATCTGATGGCTTTGATGTAAACACACCAGGCATGCCATCAACATCCTCCTCGATATTTTTTTCAGAAATAAAATCTTTTAAAGATTTCATTCTTCTTCAGTTCCTTCTTCATATTCAACTTCATTTGAATCTTCGTAATCTTCTTGATTAATTAATCCGTGTGCAATTTCTTGCTTCTTTGCTTCAATGTGTGAATGAACTCTATCTTGAATTTCAGCATAAAGAGCATCACGCATGGCTGCTGCATCGTCTTGAATTGCATAATCTATAATTGCTCTAGTGTTCATAATTTTCCTTTAATTAAAAACAAATTATATTTATAATATTCTAGTTAATCTTCTTGCCATAGAGTTTTCTGATAAACTCAAATCGGCAGAATTCGTAGAACTTGGTTTATTTTTCTTTTGTGGCACATTTTGTGTGCTTTGTACAGCATTTTGTGGTTGCTCAGGCGCAACATTTTGTTGAGCATCTTGCTGTTGCTGCATTTGTTGCTGTTGTGCATCCATCTGAATATCAGTCATCATCTTTTGTTGTGTGACTGCATTTTGCACTTCAGTCGGAACTTCAAAACCAGCTTTCTTCTCCTCATCGATTTCTTTATCAATGAGTTTGATTTCATCGTCATCCATGCGTAGAACATTTCTACGAATCCAACCCATCGAGTAATATGTGCCAGTATATGGATCAACTTGCTGTAACAGAGATAATCTGCCTGCCATTAATTCTGCTTCTTTTAGTTCTGCAAAATTATTATCTTTGATAAAGTCATAGTACATATGCTCTTTGAATTCTGTGAACTCAGCATCAGTACAGATACCTTTAAGAACGCATTGTATTCTTAATGCTTGATCAAATAATTCAGCAAACTTATTACGCAGTCTGTCAATAAATTTAGCAAACTTTAATTCATCTCTGGTAATCTCAGACGAACGACCAATGGTGAAACCTGAAGATGATTCTAGCCTTGAGATAGGTACGTTTAATGATTTATATAATTTTTTCTCAAAATATTTTACATCTTCAAGTTCACCTAAGTTTTGTCCACCTGGTAGTGTAGTAATTTCAGTTCCTTTACCACCTTCTCTACGAGGCAACCAGAAATCTTCCATCATCGATAAGAACTTACGATCATCACGAACTTCACCTGTGTTTGCATCATAAACAAGTTTGTTCTTATACTTGATCATGATATCACGCAGGTATTGTTCTGCTTTGAGTTTTGGTAAGTTACCTACATCAATATAGAAAATTCTACGTTCAGGTGCTCTTGAAATACGATAGATAACTGTTGCATCTTCAATCATGCGTAATTGATTGAGAGGCTTAATTGCTTTGTGTAGATAAGACAACACAATAGCACGACGAGAATCCATAAGACCAGAATTAATATTGATGATGGAATCTTTGGTAATTCTTGTTCCTACTGGACCATAATTTGATTGTGTACCAGTAATTGCTTTATCATTATAGATGTAATACTCATTGATTACAGCCATAATTTCTACGCCAGTTCTTTCGTCTTTTTTCTTTCTTAGTTCACGAACCTTGCGTATCTTTCTAGGATCAACATAACGAAGTTCTTTCATACCAGCAACAGGATTTTCTCTATCAATAATGATATGATAGAATAATCTACCATCAATATAATATCGTCTAAAAATATCCTGCGCCATGTTATTATAGTTCAACAGTCTCAGAACTGTTTGAAACTCATCAGCGATTGCTTTTTTGATTTTATCTGGCTGCTTCAAATCGTCCATGATGAGCTTAACATTTCTACCATCGTCATCTTGTACGATAGCTTCGTTGATAATATCATCAATGGCCGATTCGATTTCTGGTTGCATAGCCATTTCTCTATAACGAGAAATTAATTCTACTTCATTTTTTGCAGTACCATCAAGGTCAACATATGTACCATAATAGGCCGCAGAAGTAATCGTCAATGCGCCATCGTCACTACTCGGTGGAGCGAACGATTGCTGGGCTAACGATTCTTCTTCAGCCCTCTGTCTTGATATGGTAAAACCAAATAAATTAATTGCCAAAATACTCTCCTTGCATCACGATATAATAGAATTCAACTTATTGGCGTTATTATCGGGCACTAGACTGATCACCTAATGGATCAAATCTAATTTTTAAATCTGTAGTATCAGATAGCCAATATTGATATGCAAAGGTAACAGTAAATTCTTCAATAGCATCATTGTCACCCCAATTTACATCGATAGGTGAAACGTCTACTGGGAAAGCCTGTATGAATTTATAACCTTTAATTATATCTCCACCTTTGCTATATTGTCTTACTGACAAATCAGAAAAATAATTTAATGTAGGTACCCCGCCAGTTCCTCTTAAATTTCTATCATGCCCATTGATATAATTTAACCATCTTTCGAATGTATTTCTGAGTTTGAAATCTTCATCATTGATTACAGTTACAGTCCAATCTGGGAAAGTTCTGTTTCCTGCAAATTTAACTTCACGCCCAAAATATGGAACAGTTACAGTGCCTACTGTGGATCCTGGAAGTTGAGCAGCCTTTATTAAAAATCTTGCGGTAGATGTTGCTCCTGTTCCAGCTAATTCTGGAATAGTCGAAGATCCTGCCGCAGTTCCTCCAGCACTAGGTCCTTGACCTGGAAGTGTAAGTTCAACTTCAAATAGATTAGGACGGGCTCCGTCATTAATCATATTTGTTCTGAATCTAGAAATGTTAAACGACATTTAAGTTCTCCTTGTTTATTTTATTTGTTGGTTTATTTATTAGCCACCAGTGATGGTTGTAAATTGTGTTCCAGTACCAACAGCAACAAAGTTCAATTGAATGAAGTTGATTGAACGTGCTGGTTTAATATAAATGTCGCCAACAAATTGATTTGAATCGATTACTTGAGGAGTGTTGTTTGTGGAATCGCAGACTACTAAGAAATCTGTAATACCACCACGTCCTTGAACATCTCTTAAAAATGGTTCTACAATCGAAATAAATTGTGAACGAGTAAACGCATCATTGGTTTCAAATAAAGAGAATCTTGCTGCTCTAGAAATTGACTTCTCTAGTGTGATAAACAATCTGCGAACATTGATTCTATCGAATGCTGAAGGTTTTGCTTGTAGTGTCTTATCTCCAAACAGAATGATACCTTGCCCTTGGAAAGAAACAACAGGATTAACACCAGTAGAATATAAAGTATCTCTATACGTTTGAGATGGATTCCATGCTAACTTAATAGCATTTCTAATTAAACCTCTGTTGAAGCCAGCTGGTGAGTACCATGGATCTCTTACTGAATCAGTAAATGCACATGTTCCAGCAATATCAGCATTTAGAGGAATCCAACGATATACGTTATTGTACTGATCTAACTGATATTTCCATCCAGAATCAGCTACAGCGTAGCTTGAAAGTGCAGATAGAGAATTTACCCAACCAGTAACGTTCGTGGTAGTTGTAGAAACGCTACCCGCATTAACAACATCTGAACGTAGTGGAGAAACAAAGGCAAGACAGTCACGACGAGACTCTGCTAGGCTAATTACATGGTTTTGAACTGCAACTGCTGAAGATTCTCCTCCAGCATCTCCAGTAATCAGAAGCGATACGTCAACTTCTTCTTTATTAGCAAATAAATCCCAACCAGTTGTGATGTCTCCAGCTAAAGGTACTTCATCTCTACCAGCACCTAAAGTTGTTGTAAAGTTGCTAGTTAGAGTGGCATAAACTACTCCATTTGCAGCATCATCTCCCCAGGTAGCATTTGTAGTTGCATACTGTGGAGGATCCATAGCATACACATATGAAGAATTATCAAACAGAACTTGTTTGTAGTAGTTTGGTGATCCGTCGTTAGCTTTAATTGCATTTCTTGCTTTAGATACAAATGCATATGTCTCTAGAACAGTGTTTGCTTGTCCAAACATTCCGTTAGCATCTATGACTACAATGTGCATTTCATCGTTTGTTGCACCTTTAGATGCTGCAAACTCTGAAGTGCCTGGTGCAGATGAGAAGAATCCTTTATACTGCCATGTGCTGAATAGACTTGTGTTTGCACATACAGAAACTTTTAAAGAATTTCCCATAACTCCAGGATATCTAGAAGCAAAAGAACCGTAAGCATTTCCAGAATCAACATTTAGATATGTGTTAATATACGCATCTTCATTTTGAATTAGAAGTCCTGCATTGTTTGCTGTAGCATTTACTGAGTTTGCTCCAACGGCTCTAACAACAGATAGGTTGTTTCCGTAAGATAAGAAGTTTGATGCCGAAAAGAAAGAGATTGCTGAGTTAGAATCTGGTGTGCTAAAAATCTCTCTTAGTGTAACACCACTATTAACCAGAACTGGTTTCATTACTGGGCCCCATGAGAAGGTACCAACAAACGCACCAGCGGTGGTAGGGACTGAAGGAACAACCGTAGTCTGATCAATTTCGGATACGTTTACTCCTGGAGATAACTGAATTGCCATTTTTTTCTCCTTATTTTATTATAAATTGGCAGGTGTAAAAATCTGTATATTATATTTAGAATATATCAGTTTCTCATTATTTCTCTGAAATAGTCAGCATAAACCTCACCTTGATTTCCTGTAACCCATACATCACCATCTTCTACCAAGAACGGAACATCTAATCCGTTATCGACTATAGGACCTGGGATAGTTTCTTCATCCATCTGACTAAGTTTTTCTAGCTGAAGCTGTTTTCTCAAGTCATGATTGACAACATCTTTAAAGTATTTCTGAGTAGTCATCCAAGCAAACATAACCAAAGTCATTACTACATCGTCTGTTTTTCCTTCTTCTGCTTTCCATGTGGTACCGTCGGAAACAAATGATGTGAGTTCTGAAATAGTCTCAAAGTCTTTTACTATGAGTTTGTCTGTTTCTATGAGTGTCTTTAGGTTCGTACAACCAATTCGTTTAACTTGGCTGCTCATTTTCAATCCTAGCTGAACACCTCTACCAAATCCTGCTGAAATCTGTTGAGCCTTTTTATTACCAGTTTGTACTTTAAGTACGTTTTCATACTCCATTTCACCATGAAGAATCTCGGCAATCTGTGGAGTGTTATTTACCTCTATCAGTACATAGGCATTGTTGTAGTATTTGGCTGCATTGTATATAATAGTGGGAAAGAGAACAGGTGATATAAATGCACTAGAATACCTTGCAACCTGTCTGTAGGGGGTTTCTGATATATCTATGACTGACAGAGCAGACATGTCCATATTCTTACCCTCAGCAACGTCTACGCAGATTGCATACACATGGTCTTTGGTAATTTCACCATCACCAACGACAGGTTGCTCATAGACATCCAAAATTTCTTCTTTGGCTATTCTTCTCTTTTCTACTGGCTCGGCATAAGCCAACTCTTGTAGTTTTGATCCGGAAATCAAAGTGTTAGTAGAACCTAAGAACTCAGTTTCAAATTCTTGTTGGAACTGTCGCTCTGATGTGTTTCGAATAGTTTCTTCACGCCATGCATTGTCTCTACCTGGCACCATCGACCAGTGAATTTCAAATGTTTTGTAGTTGTTTCTCTTTTCTTTTGCATCCATCCATAACTTGTAGAACAAGTTCATGCCATTTGGAGTAGATACAATAATAATCTTTGTTGACTTACCAGATGATATAACAGGATAAACTGAGTTAAAGAATTCATGAGCAATATTAGAAGGAACGAATGCGAATTCATCTAAGAATACTACATTGAATGATCCTCCACGAACTGCTGATGATGAAGTAGCAGCAGCAATAACTTTAGAACCATTTTCGAGTTCTACTGAACCTTTGTTCCATGTGATGACACCTTGCTGCAACCACATAGGAAGATTTTCATAAGCTAGTTGATATTTTGAAAGAATGTCTCTAGCTAACTGTCCTTTGTTGGCAAGAACAGCAATGTTTTGCGTGTCTTGAAAAATGGATAGCCAAAGTATGTATGCAACTGTAGTGGTAGTTTTACCAACCTGACGAGGACACTTTGTGATAGAGAAACGATTCTCATGATATGTTTTGATCATCTCACGTTGAAAATCCCACATTCTAAATGGCAT